CTGAACCTAAGAAACCATCACCTGATATGGAGTTACATAACCTCCAATTCTGGAATTGTATGGATTATGGCGTAACTGTTGTTCAGAAGCAGTTTATAGGTAGTATGCATTATGAGTGCTTTACAAGGGACTATGGACCCCAGACAGGGACATATATCTGTACGATTGATAATTACCATCAAGATCCTGATGCAATTGATTATGCGACCTCGGAGAACCCCTCGGAACACAAGTCTCATAACCTGATTGAACTAGATAATGGGCAGTTTGCACTATATCCTAACAATAGGACACGTATTTTTGATAATTCATTAACACCTGAGACGCCAAAAATTCCAGATTTTAAGGTCTCGACCGTTTATTACCAAGTTGAGAACGGTCATGACCGCGATGGGCTCGGAAATGATGAAAATTACTTCTGGAAAACAGCAAAAGAGCGCAAAAACGAAGAAAATTTACCGGAATTTTGAAAAATGAACGATTTTTTAGACAATTTAGGCAATGATCAGCATCAAAAGATGCTTCGTGAGATTGCAAACGACAAATTGACTCCAAAAAAGTCAGATAAGGTCAAAGAGAGCGAAATTTTCGACTCAGAAAGTGACCCAGAACCACTTTTTGGGTGATAAATAACTACTAATCATAGTATTTTTGTATAATCAATGCCTTTAGAAAGGGTAAGTCAAGGTTTTAAGGACATTAGTGCAACATTTCAGACTAATCCTCTGAATGATGATCTTATTGCGATGAAAAATGAATCTGCAATTGCACGATCTGTCCGAAATATTGTCTTTACCCTTCCTGGTGAGAAGTTTTTTGATGAAGATTTTGGATCTGATATTTCACAAGCACTTTTTGAGAATATTGATGATATTTCAGCAAACATCATCCAAGATCAAATCAGAGATTCTATCACAAATTATGAACCAAGGGTACGATTAATTGATGTAATAACAAAACCCAATTTTGACAATAATCAATTTGACGTTTCTATTGTTTATGAAATAATTGGTATTGATGTTCCAACACAAGAATTACAATTTGTTTTGCAGCCAACTAGGTAACGATGCCATTAGCAAACTTTTCAAATCTTGATTTTAATCAAGTAAAAACAACTCTCAAGGATTATTTAAAGTCAAATTCCAATTTTACGGATTATGACTTTGAGGGATCGAACCTTTCGACGATCCTTGACGTTTTGGCATACAACACCTATATCACCTCATATAACGCAAACATGGTTGCGAATGAGGTTTTTATTGATAGTGCGACTTTAAGGGAAAATGTCGTTGCTTTAGCAAGAAATATTGGATATGTTCCAAGATCTCGTAAGGCTGCTCGTGCCACTGTAAGTTTTTTCGTTGATACAAGCAATATTTCGCCAAGTCCAGTGTCATTGACACTTAAAAAAGGACCTATTGTATCTACATCGGGCACTTTTGGTCAACAATCCTTCGTTTTTTCGATTTTAGAAGATATTACTGTTCCGGTTTTTGATGGTATCGCCAGTTTTGATGATATTCCGGTCCATGAGGGGTCATTATTATCAACAAACTTTACTTTCAGTTCAAGAAATCCATTCCAACGCTTTACTTTACCAAATGCAGGCGTTGACACTGCTTTAATGACAGTTACGGTTAAAGCAAACGAACAATCAACACAATCAGTCAAGTATTCTTTACAGGATAGTTTGTTTAGTGTTGAATCAGACTCTAAGGTCTATTATTTACAAGAAATAGAAGATGAGAGGTATGAATTAATCTTTGGTGATGATATTTTTGGCAAAGCACTCGAAGAGGGTAATTTTATTACTGTAAATTATATTACATCTTCCGGCGATAGTGGAAATGGTGTTTCTAACTTTACATTTGCTGGTAGAATCACTTATACAAGGAATAGTGTTGAATATAACGTAACATCTGGTATTTCTTTGATTACTACGGGATTGCAGTCATCCGGTGGAGAGTCGATTGAATCTGTTTCGTCAATTAAAAAGTTTGCTCCAAGAATTTATGCATCTCAAAATAGAGCATTGACCGCAGATGACTATGAAACATTGATTCCATCAAGAATTTACCCAGAAACTGAATCAATTTCCGTTTTTGGTGGGGAAGAACTCATACCACCTCAATATGGTAAAGTTTTCATTAGCATCAAACCCAGATTTGGAGATTTCTTGCCTAATTTGGTTAAAGAAAATATTCGTAACAGACTGAAGAAATTTGCAGTTGCTGGGATCGTTCCAGAAATCCTTGATCTTAAGTATTTGTATCTTGAGGTAAATTCCAAACTTTACTACAACTCAAATTTAGCACCTAGTTCAGAATTTGTATCATCAGTTGCTCAATCTAATGCAAATAAGTACTCTGAGTCAACTGAGTTAAATAAGTATGGTGCAAGATTCAAGTATAGTAAGTTTCTAAAGATTTTAGACGATAGTCACGAATCAGTCACATCTAATATTACAACAGTTGAGATGAGAAGGGATTTAAGAGTTGTTCTTAATACCCTCACCGAATACCAAATTGGTTTTGGTAATGAATTCCATATTAAAAATATGGCAGGATATAATATTAAATCGACAGCTTTTAGAGTTGCTGGTTTAAATCAAAATGTTTATATTTCCGACATTCCAAATACAAATAGAGTTGATGGTTCCTTATTCCTCTTTACAGTTCCTTCTGTAAATTCTACTAATCCAACAGTAGTTAGAAGAAACGTTGGGACAATTAATTATCAAAAGGGAATTGTCACTATTAATCCTATCAACATATTAGCAGGAAAAATTAAAGATGGACAACCAATTATTGAGTTGTCTGCCGTACCGCGCTCAAATGATGTCGTCGGATTACAGGATCTTTATTTGCAACTAGATATTAGTAATAGTAATTTTGAGATGGTTGTTGATAACATTGCTTCTGGACTAGATCCATCAGCATCGAATTATATTACATCCTCTTCTTATGCTAACGGTGCCCTTGTTCGTGTAACGGGTGATATTGCAACCACTAGTGGTCAAAGAGTTGTCAACGTATCAAACGTTTCTGCAACTGCTACAACACGCACTGGTTCGACTGCATCCACCACAACCACAACTACAACTACAACCACATCAACAACTCCTTCCGCAGCGAGTGGAACATCAACAGGTGGTTCCTCATCCTCAGGCGGTTCATATTCCTACTAAGAAGTAACATCATAAAATGGCAGAACAAAGAGTACTCTTCAGCAACGTAGTTCAAAACCAAGTCCCTGCGTATATTAGGGAAAGTTTTCCACTTCTAGTAGAATTTTTGGAGCAATACTATGTTGCTCAGGAATATCAAGGAGCTCCTGTTGATTTAATTCAGAATATTGACAAATATATTAAATTAAATGAAAATACTAATTTAGTCAATTCCGTAATTCTTGGGTCTGATGCAGATTTCAATGATACCACAATAAATGTTGATCTTACTAAATCACCTACCGGAACAATTGGATTCCCTGATACATATGGTATCTTAAAAATTAATGATGAGATTATAACATATACCGAAAAAACCTCATCATCATTTACTGGATGTATTAGAGGTTTTAGTGGAATCACTTCATACAAAAGCGAAAATAAACCCGAAGAATTAGTATTCTCTACATCATCTATCGCAACTCATGAGTCTGGCGCGACTATTGAGAACCTTAGTATTCTTTTTCTTAATGAGTTTCTCACAAAATTAAAACGTCAAATTACACCAGGTCTTTCTAACAGAGAGTTTACACCTGGACTTAATCAAAATCTTTTCATCAAACAATCAAAAGATTTTTACCTCAGTAAAGGAACTGATCGTTCTTTTGAGATTCTTTTTAAGGCTCTTTATAATGAAGACGTAAAAATCGTAAAACCTAGAGATTTTCTTTTTACCCCTTCCAACGCAGACTTTAGAGTTACCAACGATTTGGTCGTTGAGGCAGTCACAGGAGACCCTACAGACCTCTTGGATTCTGTTCTGAACCAGAATACCTATAAAGATCTATTTACGAGAGCATACGCTCCTATCACGTCGGTTGAGTCTGTAAATGTTGGAACTGGCAACACATTT